GGCGGCAATGTCTGGGGCAACATAAGCGGTTGGTGTGGCGGCGGTATTGATAAGGATGTCGAGGGCGATGTTGGCGGCTCTGTTTGCGGCAATATCAAGGGCAGTGTTCATGGGAATGTCGAGGGCAGTATCAAGGGCAATGTCTTGGGCGATGTCATGGGAGAAATTAATGTCTTGGGTGGAGATTACAACCGCAGACTTGTGAAAATGGAATTGGCTATAAAACATCTGATAGAGAGCAAGGATGCTCTAAATGCAGAGATAAATGGCATGGATGGCTTAGAAGAAAGAGTACACAGTGCCGAGTGTTCAATTCGGACTCTTGAGGACGATAGCAAAGATATGCAATGGGACATATGGGATATAAAAGAAACTATAGAGGTGAGATAAGATGATAGGTGATAATCTATTTGAAGATATGAATATTGATGCTTTTGAAATTGAGACAGATATGAAATCTCGAGCTCAAACACTTATTGACCATTGGGGTAAATCATTAACAGAGAATGATCTTCTCAAATTGAATGCAATGGTCCACGCCGAAGGTTCAAGCGCTGAATATAGTATTGCTGCATATGCTCTTGAATACTATTTGGCACAAGATTATCAACCAGAATATATACATACAAATAATATTCCATATAAAAAGAAACCGTGGTGGAAATTTTGGTAATATATAACAATGCAACCGATACTATATTTCTCGGCTCTGCTGCATTTTATTTTAAACTTCTGTGCACTTTTTTGTTTACAAATGATGAAAAGTATGATAGAATATATCTATTGAAATGGAAAATTAGGAGTCTATCAGTTTCTCGTGAGTACACTTGATGCCAGTGGAATCCGAACGGCAGGACGGCGCGAGATCACCCCAGGTGCCCGCAGAAAAATGATGGATATGTTGGAGCGTTGCACAACTGACATATCTGGCGGTTTATAAATCTGGTTAGAAAAGCAACTATCTCTATATTGGATGTCGGTATAGAGCGATATATCAAATGTTTACCGCGTACGGTAGATATAGGGCATCCCAGTTTATTTAGTTTCCCATGACGGTGGGAATAGCATAGTGACTGAACAACCTTCTGTAACGGAGGTAAGGTATACACGGGGAGTGGTTCTCCTGCTCAACCAGCAAACGTGTAGTTCGGGTGAAGTATAGGAAGTTACTAGCCTGATGTGGGTATCATCCAAATCCCGCCTATGCATTTTATTTTAAATCTATGAAGACAGTTATATTTCAATTTGAATATGGTTATGGTGATAGAGAACGTCAAGTTATATGTAGAAAACCATATGATATTCAATTTGTTATTCAGACATGCACTGAAAGCGTAAAAGAATACGCTGAAAAACATGGGTATGATTACCGCTTTATAACTGAACCGCATGAAACATCTTATGCACCAAAGCTTTGGTATAAAAGAGATATGACATGCGAGTGGATATATTGGTTAAACGACTTGGCAGATGAATACGATCATATCATTGTTATGGATACTGACGTACTAGTGGTTGATGATTCTGAACCGTTTCCAATTAATAACACCGGTTATCTTTGTGTTAACAGTATGGATAAGAATAGACGGCACACTTTAAATGGAGTTAATTTAAAGGAACATACTCAATATTTTGTTAATTCTGGAGTTGTTAAACTTGATAAGCTTACTGCTAAAAAACTTTATAATTGGTTTAAACACAACAGAGACGACAACTATGAATATAGAGAAGATAGCGGCCGTTTACATGTTGGAGACCAAGTTCACATACTGAAGTACTTAATTGAACATCCCGAAGATTTTAATCCAACTCTTCCAAGAAAATTTAATGTTTGTCCTATGCCGTCTAATATATTTGAAGAGATCACAAATTTCGACGAACCCGCATATTTCTGGCATTTAGTGACAAATAAAAAAGCAGATTTGCTCACTTTTTTGTTTACAAACACTGAAAAGTATGATAGAATATAAACATAATAAGAATAGTCGAAAACGGTCCTGCTCCCTAATTCTAGTCAAAGGGTTTAATGGGTACTAGACCAGCAGGATAAAGTCCTAAGCATGACTTAAAAAGGCTTTCATTATTTTGATTGTTGAGGAGCAATATTATGGCATTAATTAAACGTAAAAAGAAAACTGTAAGAGCAAGAGCTCGGACAGGCTTAGCAGCAGCACCAATTGAAAAAGGTTTTGAAGCGGTCAAAGATTATTTCCATACGGAAATTGATCGTAAAGATGTAGCCTCTCAGATCAAGACTTATATTAAATCAAACTTTAATAAGTCTGATGTTCGTGCAGCGCTGGCCTGTCCTGAATACAAATTCATCATGACTTATCTTGGTGCCACAGCTTTTTGGAATAACCAAAAGCTTGAAGAGACTGATAAGTCAAAGCAATATACTAATCATCTTAATGGTAAAATATCTGAGATGATTGTGATGGGTAAACAAATTCTTCTTGAAAAGAAAGCAACGGCAAAAGTTGAGACTAATGTCGTTACTCTTTCACCACAACAACGCCTTCAGAATAAGATTAGTAATACCATTATGCAAGATCTTCTTGATCTTGAAGACCAATGGATTGAAGGTGAACAGACTACTATTGATGTTTATGCTCTGTTTAAGAAACATGGATTGGCTGGATCTGCGGTACTCGTAGTCCGGCCAGTGATTGAGGGCTGGTTACTTGATTATGAAGACGCTTATCACAAGCGTTGTGAACAGGCTGTTGAAGGCTATTCACACCTGAAAAGACCAGAACTCAATCGCAGAATTAAAGCGTGTCAAGATATGCTCCTCGATCTTGATCGCATTAAGTCCGCAGCCAAGGCTACTCGTAAAACTCGAGTCAAACAGCCAAAAGCTGCGGACAAACAAGTTAAGAATGTCAAGTACAAGACCGAAGATACTACATTTAAGTTGGTATCTATTCCACCAATTCAAATCATTGGTAAGATGCGGTTGTACACATTCAATGCAAAAACTCGTATGTTGACTGAATATATTACCGAAAGTGCTAATGGATTTGAAATCTCAGGTAGTACGATTAAGAACTTTGACCAAGTGAATAGTCGTACAGTCAAGCTTCGTAAGCCAGAAGAATTCCTTACATTGGTACAAAATAAGACACCAAAACAAATCGACGTTGAATGGAAAGCACTTACTACAAAGAGTAGTGTACCAAATGGACGTATCAATACAGATACAATTTTACTTAGGGTATTAGATAAATGACATTACCAGTTGAACGCATTACTGCAGTGTTACGAACAGAAAAGTTTCTAATAGACTTACGAGATCCTAAAAAGTATCCTCGAGTACCCAAAGCTGTGCGTGAAGAAGCACACAGATTACTAAAACATTATCCAACTAAATTTTATTTAAAGGATTTATTAGATGAGTAATTATAAACCAGACAACTGGGCAGTGCTTAAAATACCAAGTGCATTAGAAGCAAGTGGTTTCATTTATAAAGTTCTTGGTGGATGGTTGGGTGCATTCGACCACGGTTCATGGAGATTGAATAGTGGTATCGTAAGAGTGGAAGAAGATAATCGATACTATTATTTCTATGGTCACAGCGGTTCTTGTTATCAATGTAACAAGGAATCATATGGTTTAAGAAATAACAATTATCACATCTACGAACAGATAAAAGATAAAGCTATTCTAATGGATGAAAATACAAATTGGATGGAGTTGAAGAATGAACGAACGAATTGAAAAACTGTTTAAGCAAGCTTTTGATCAGGCTGGGATAGAAACAATATATATTGTTTTTGGTACTCCTGTGCCAGAAACCTGGACCGCGCTGACCCCTGCACAGTTATCGAAACTAAAGGACAAGTTCGCCGAGTTGATTGTTCGGGAATGTATTGACTGTGTTTGGGGTGCCGACCTTGCTGATGATGTTGCCTTAAGAAACAATCTTGGATTTAACGATGGTATAGCCGAAGGCGTAGTTAATATCAAAAAACATTTTGGAGTTGAAGAATGAAAGTGACAATGATAGATCCACCAAGTGGATGGAAATATGGATTTCCAAAAGTCCTACCAGAAAATGTTGAAAATACTCGTAAATGGTTAGTTGAAAACGGATATCCACAACAAGAAATTGATCGCTTAGGTGATCAATTCTTTTGCAGACATTGGGAGATGGAACTTGACAATTGAAGAAAACTTCTTAACGAAATCTAAATTCACTAAGTTGATTGAAGCAACTGTAGTGGAGACAAAGCTTTCTTACATGGACACTATTCTCTATTTGTGCGAGAAAAACAATATAGAGCCAGAGGACGTGAAGAAATTTATATCACCTATCATTAAAGACAAAGTAGAAGCAGAGGCAATGCAGTTAAACTTTTTGCCAAAACAAAACACTTTGGACTCAGCTTTTTTTGAATAGTGTGATATATATTATGCATATCTCTGTTTACAAGGCAGTGGAAATGTATTATAATAATATATTACAGCAACACTTCAGAACATACAAAAGGATACGAAAAATATGTCATTCGAAGCACTTAAACGCAATCGCGCAGATATTTCCAAACTCATTCAGGCAGCGGAAGCCACCGGTAGTGGAGAACAAAAGAACTATTCTGATGATCGCATTTGGAAACCAACAGTAGATAAAGCAGGTAACGGCTATGCGGTACTTAGATTCCTCCCAGCTCGAGAAGGACAAGAGCTTCCATGGGTCAGGTACTGGGATCACGGATTCAAAGGACCAACTGGTCAGTGGTATATCGAAAACAGCCTTACTTCTATTGGTCAGACTGACCCAGTTGGCGAACTCAACTCCAAATTGTGGAATTCCGGGATTGAGTCCGATAAAGACAAGGCAAGGCTCCAAAAGAGACGACTGCACTACGTGACTAACGTACTGGTCCTTCAGGATCCATCAGCTCCTCAAAACGAGGGTAAGGTATTCATCTATAAGTTTGGTAAGAAGATCTTTGATAAGATTACCGATATGATGAACCCAACCTTTGCTGACGAGACTCCAGTAAATCCATTTGATTTCTGGACTGGTGCAGACTTTAAGTTGAAGATCCGTCAAGTTGAGGGATATCGCAACTATGATAAGTCTGAGTTCGCTAGCTCGGCTGCTCTCTATGAAGGAGATGAGTCAAAGCTTGAAAGCGTCTATGACCAGATGCACGACATCAGCGAGTTCATCGATCCAAAGAACTATAAGTCTTATGACGAACTCAAATCAAAACTGATGCGTGTACTCGGTCAAGAAGCTACTGCTGGTGCGTACACTGTACAGCAAGAGTCAATGATAAATGAACCGGCTCCTGCTCCAGTTATGAATACAGCAGAACCAGTTACTGCCGAACAAATGAATATGGCAGATGATGATGACGACACAATGTCCTACTTTGCTAAGTTGGCGAGTGAAGGATAATATATAACTTTGCAACCGATACTATATTTCTCGGCTCTGCTCAATTTAATGCAGTTTCTCGTGAGTACACTTGATGCCAGTGGAATCCGAACGGCAGGACGGCGCGAGATCACCCCAGGTGCCCGCAGAAAAATGATGGATATGTTGGAGCGTTGCA